TCATGGCATTTCTCTGGCGATCAAGGCCTCGGCGGCACGGCAGGCGTCGCCTTCGGGCGGCAGCGCGAGGATGCGCGCTGCCGCCGCTTGCGCGTCTGCCTGCCCGGTCTGCGCCGTGGCCAGCGCCTGGCGTACCCGCGCCGACCGGCGTGCGCCCTCTTCCCGCATCGTATCGAGCGCCTGGCTCTGACGCCGCAACACGGCTTGCACTTCGAGTACTTGCGCCGCGCACGCGGCACGGCCCGTTTCGCGGCCCCAGCGCTGGGCGCAAAACACGGCTGCCCCCAGCAACAGCAGCATGGCCACAATGCTCCAGGACGGCTTCATGCCAGCACCTTGCGTGCAGCCTGGTACAAGGACAGACGCTCTGCCAGGCCGTTCACGCCGCCGTTGATGCGGCGCGTCACCCGTTCCTGGTCACCCGCGTCTGCCAGGCCGTTCAATCCGCGCGATTGCCAGAACCAGCCCGCCGAGCGACATGCGAAAGTCGTCTGCTCCAGCAACTGCGGCGCCGCCAGCAAGTCGATATCCAGCGCCACGCCGCACGCCGCGTAGTTGGCGCGCCCCGTCACCTGCAGCAAGCCGCGCCCCTTGAAGCGCACGCCATCGCCAGCGACCACATTACCCAGGTCCGCGCGTCCTTCATAGGCCGTGCCGCTGGCCAGCTCGCGCACATAACGCAACTGTCCCGATTCGTGCCCCACCTGCGCCAGAAACGCCGCCTGGCGCAGCGGCGTATCGATGCTGAACTCGCTCATCGCCGCATTCAGCGGAGCCAGGAACAGCGTAGCGCGGCGGCCGGCCAACGGCATGATCTGCATCAATTGCGCGCCTGTCACAGCATGCCCCGCACATCCTTGACGGCAGCGGCCGCATCGGCCGCCAGTTCGCCGATATCCTTGCCGCGCCGCTTGTCGAACCAGCGCACGCAGGCGCCCAGTACCCACCAGGCAGGCAAGCCGGCCGCCACCATCAGCGGCGCGGCGATAAATAAAAATCCCGTGGCCGGGTCGCCGCCATACAGGCCCGCCACGGTTTTCGCACTGTCGAACAGGCTGGGCCACCACGACAGCACGGCGGCCACCAGCACGGGGCCGAGAAAGGTGGAAATGATGATGCTGGAACAAAAACGAATAAATGCCTCCTTGGTGGTTTGGGGCCACATGAACATGAAGCCCAGCGACGTGGCGGCGGCGCCGGCCAGCACGGGCACGCCAAACAGTTTGATCAATGCGCCGCCGGCGGCGGTGGTTTCGAGGGCCATGGTTGCCTTTCAGGTGGTGGAAATGAAAAAACCCGCCGAAGCGGGTTTGTTGATGAGGTATAAGAAATACAGGAACTTAGGTCATCCGTTCGTCTGCGGGCACTGCGTCAGACAATGGGGCTTCAAACTGCTTCGGCACGCCCCCGTCCGCAAGCCACTCCATATATTTAATATAATCGAGGTTCTGGCAATCCATCGGTATGAATGCCCCGTCCGATTCACGTATGATTATGTTTGCCTCTTCTGCGATGGTGTACATGCGTTCTCCTAATCTTAAATTTCGGCGATGGCTTCCCAGTTACCTTGGATATTGTACTGACGAGCCGAGGTATTGGACTTTACTTTCATGTACTTATTGGTAATTTCTCCGGCTTGTCCCAAAAAGCCCTGGACACCCCCTTGAGCTGCCGTACCTTGGCATGCCCAGCTGTACGGATTGCCCACATAGCCCCGCATATTGATCGTCGGAGTAGCACGCATAGGGATAGGAAACTTAACCGTATGACGGCCGTTATTTTCCAGAGAATCTACAGCTTCGCCTCCCGATAAAATTAACCCAAGCGCGTCAGCAGCAAGTACAGTTACATCCGCACCTTCAGGGAACGAATTGCAGTAGTAACGAATGCACAGACTCATTTCCTCTGCCATAGAGCGACGCGAGAATGGTGTTGCTGTGCCTACTTCAAACTGCACACCTGTGATCAGGAAGTTGCCATTATTAGCTAACATGTTTACAGCACCGGCTACACCTGTCATGTTGCCAGTAATCCAAGTACCTGTTACTGGACGTACAAAGTTAGCCCCCGACCCCAAGTTAAAGCGCAGGTGCAGGCCTTGCATATTATTCGTGTTCATCGCACTGGCAAGGTCACCGGGGATAGAGACAGCGATTTTCGTCCATGTGTTCGCTACGGGAACCGAGAAAGAAAACACATAGCTTTTGTTTGCCAAAATGTTGTATAAAGCACCCGAATGTGAACCAGCGATGTTCGAGTAAACCCAAGCGGACAACGTGCAAGTTTTTGCACTGGCTGTGCCATATTGCAGGTCGGCTAAATGATTGCCCTCAATTACCTGCTGTAAGAGGTATGCCTCTATAGCCGAGGCAGAATAAGCGCCTTGAGCGCCCAAACCAAGGTAATTAGGGAAGCCGGGGGCACGAGTTGCCACATTGTAAAAATTTGGGCCATAGGCAACCTTACCTGCCACCGATGCATCGTAGTTCCAGCGATCCAAACCATAACCAATGAGATATGTGCCCGAATTAGGTACACCACGTTGATTGATACGCATATCGCCGTTGATGACACGATTCTGCATACCGCTGATGAACGAACCGTTAATACTGGCTAATTTAAAGTCCTGTGTGACATCACCGTTCTGCGATGCTTTTAAATCCAGCGCCGCTCTTTGCGTAATGCTGACTGGCTTGTCCATATCGGCCGTATTGTCGACGCTACCCAGGCCAACATCAACCTTGCTGCCTGACGTAGCCACCGCCGCAAACTGTGGCTTACCAGTAATGCTGCCCCAGGCCGGCACATACGAGCTAGGCTGCGCATCAGTAATGCCATAGCCAGCCAGCGTCGTCGCGCGCACCGCTTTTTTGGTATCCAATTCGGCCAGCGCGGCCTGCACATTCGTCGCAACGATGCCACCCGCCGGCGTGCTTGCAACTTGCGAGGCCACGTTGGTGGGTATCGTCATCCAGGTGCCAGCCTGGAATACGCGCAGGCAGCCGCCGTTCAGCACCGTGTCCCAGTAAGTCGCGCCGGCCAGCAGCGCTGCGCCAGCGTTGTCCGATGTCGGCGCCAGCGCTTTAGCACCGAGATAGCGCGCGTCGAGCGAAGCAAACGCGGCGCTTGCGGATGCGGCCTGCGCGGATGCTTTAACTGCATCTGCGCTGGCGCTGGTAGCGGCCTGTCCCGCCGCTGCCGCACTGGCCGCAGCAGCAGCCGCATTGCGCGGAATATCCGCGACATCCTTAGCAAGCGCCAAGTCGTTGAGCTTGCGCAGATAGTCGGTCTGCCCTGGATAAAAATTGGCTGGCATCAGATTTCCTCTACAGTAATGGATGTGGAATAACGTTCGAATTGCGGCGTGGTGACGGCAATCGCCTCCGGCAGCTTGCCGTACACTTGGTGATCCTGCTCCAGCAAGGGATCGTCGGATTCCGGAAAGAGGCTGATGAAGACCGGACGCGACTTGCCATTGCCGCGCAAGATGGCCATCAACTTGCTGCGGTCGCGTGGCGACATGGTAGTCAGGCTCAGAGCCAGCTTGCGGCTGCGCGGTCCCACATTCGTCAGCAAATCACCGCCTTCATTGCGGTAATGCTGGCTGGCATCGTCGGCCGTCACCGAAGCACCATAGTCGGCATTGCTTTCAGGCGACCAGTACATGCCGGCGACAAGGCGCGACGCCTCGATGTAGCCGGCAGGATTGAGCGCGTCATCGATGTCAATTTCCAGCTTTTCCACCCAAGCCGGTGCAAACCAGATGCGCCCGTAGGCGCCGCCGCCATACGAGAAGGCATTCACGCCCAAGGGTTCCAGGCCCCAGTCCCAGGCGCCCAGCGGCTGGTGTGCACAAGCCTGCACCGTGCCCGTGTCGAATGCGGGTATCGAATCGCTCGCCAATACGTAGCCGCGCACACGCAAGGTGGCGGCCGAACTCAAGTTGCAAAATGGCAGCGCTAAGGCGCCGATCAAAGCGGTCGAGGGAAAAACAGCGCGCAGGGTGGCGTTTGTGCCTGTTGACCGCCATACTTCGGATTTAGTGTCCGTCAACAGGTTTGCTGCGGTGAGCCCCCCCGACTGGCTCGATGCCGTGATGACGGCCAGGTCAGCCGCATTGTGGTGGATGATGCGTAAATTCGTCATGACATATTCTTTCCTGAAATTTGCAAAATATCTCTACGGCAGGAAGCTTCCATCTATTACCAGGAATGGCGAAGGATGACTTACCGTTGAGTCTTTACCCCGCTGACCTTGCGATTCAATCCTCTTGAATGTGAGCCCTGCCGAATATCCCACTGTATTGTTCGCGGTGCGCAAAAGAAAATAGCGGCTATTCGTCAGGATGTAGCCAGGCTCAAGATCAAAATACGAAACATTGTAGAAAGGTGCATTTCCAATGGCGATTGGACGATCAACGGGAGGAATCCGGACACTTTCACCCAGCGATCCGGACGCAATCGGGAAAGTGATATTCGGTGTGCCAAAATCATGGGTCACGTAGTGCTCCTTACTATGCCGTAAGATCAAACCAAACTTTGAGCGTGCCTGGGATATGGTGGAAAAGGCCCAAACATCCACAGCTTCCTGCCTGTCAAATTTTTCCCAATCTCCTCCGGTACCGCAATACACCCCCACCGTATGGACACCATCCTGATACGATGTGCCAAAAATGCCGACACGCCGGCCAAGCGGCAAATCGAACGCCCACAGCACCGGGCGATCCGTCGCAAACGTATATTGTGAGTAGCCCGTCTGCCATGCGCTATCCTTGTAGTAAGGCTGTACAGTTTTCAAGAAATTCGCTTTACCTATGCAGGCGGTGCCAGGGGTATCGCTATCGACCACGAGATCGCCAGCGGCATTCAAAATGCGCAATGTATTTGTCATTTCAAATACACTCCCGCAGTCGTCATACTGGTTGATGGCAAATCGCTGCTAACGGGGAAAATAAAACGCGGATAGCCAGGTGTTTCGTCATAGGACCACTCCACATGATTTTGCCCATCGCCATACACCACCATTGGCATGCGGCCACGCGGCAAGCCAGGAAAGATGATGGTTTTTCCTGTCGCCGGAATGGCGAAGATCCCAAGACAGACTCCGCCTGCCGCCTGCCGTGAATCGAATATCACCCGGCCTGTATCGGTACGAAGTATCAACGCGGCGGCCCTCATAAAGCCATCCCCAGTTCTATCACCGCCCGGCCGTCTTTATTGAACACGTAAAATCCGTTCGCATTGAGTTCAATTCGTTGATATCCAGTCACCTCGCTGGGCGTCGAACGCAAATAAAACGTGCCATCCGCATTAATGACGACATTGCCATTGGCGGACTTACAGGTATCGCTGAACGTCAACGCCCCCGTCTTGGTCGAAATCGCCTCCAGCGAGCCAAACTTGGCATAGCTCTGGAAAGGAGTCGTCCACACAGTCTGGTTGGTTACCGGATCGTAGTTGCCGCTGGACTGGAACCACACCTGCCGTTCCGCCGGGGCGCCATTGATGGCCGCGCCCCAGGGGCGCGTCTCGCCCCAGGTACCCACGGGGGGATAAGCGTCGCCCTGCACCGTCACGCTGGCCGGATTGAAGGCCAGCGCATAGCCGTCGATCAGCGTGAAGCACTGGCGCGCTGACTTGCCGCTGCTGCCATTCGATCCAGGCACGCCATTCACGCCGTCCTGCACCTTGTTGACGATCTGCTGCGCCGTGAACGTCACGCCGCTGTCGTGCAGCAAAGTGGCGGTCACGGTGACCTGCTGCACCGACATGGCGCTATAGGCCAGGCTACGCGTGTTACCGCTACCGCTCAGGACGCCGCCAGCGCTGCAGCTCCATTGCACGGTGCCGGGCAAATTGATTTGCGTGGCCTTGAAATTGATGGCGGCCGGCGAGCCGGCGCCGCTGGTGCTGACGTGGAACACGGGCGTGTCCACCGTCAGCAGCAGCGCGGCCCCCGCTTCCGGCGCCGTCAGCCGTGGCGACGTTGCCTGCAACAGCACGTCGCGGTCATTCATGATGGTACTCATACGACAAACCCCACTTTCACATGTCCAGTCAACCAATCCGGGGCCAGTGATACAACCTGCCCCGCCACGCCGTTTTCCATGCCAAAGCGTGGATGCGTGACTGTCACGGCCTGTCCCAATTCCAGCGCCAGCATCTCCGCCGTGCCGTCGAATTCGTAAACCATGCGCGGCACGCGGCCAATCGCCAGGCGACGCTGCGCCTCTGCCTCGGCATCGACGCGGCGCAGCAGCATGGTGTCCTGCTGCAGCGGTTCCGCGTCGAGCCGGTAGGCCGCCTGTATCGCACTGTCCACAAGGGTGGCCGTCAGCCACTCCGTTTCAAACAAATCCTTGTGCTGGACTGGGATACCTGTCAGCAAACCCGTTTGCACGGTCCAGTTCTTGCAGAAGCCCAGCTTGACGGATGCCATCGGCGCGCTGCGGCTGACTGGCGTCAGGCTGCCCGCCACCATGTGCTTCGGCCCTACCTGCGTCGGCGAGCCGGCGGGAGGCAGGCTAAGTTGCAGCAGCCGCAGCTGCCCCAGGCGGGACATCACCAGCTGCGCACCCAAGCTGGACGCCAGCATCTGGCAGGCATTGAGCACATTCGTGCGGCCGGCCAGGAACAGGCCCACCGCTTGCGGATGCGCGGCATCAAACGCCGCCAGGTTGGCCGTATCGAGGTCGCCATCGACAAAGCGGTCGCCCACCTTGCCGTAGGCTGTCGCCAGGCGCCGCACCAGCGCGGCCACCGTATTGGCATAGGCGCCAGGACGGTCGCCCTGCACAGTCACGGTAACTGTCCCGGCGGGTGGCGCCGCCAGGACGACGGTGCCCCTGGCCTTGTCAGCCGTGATTCGCACCGGCAACCCGTTGTCGCGCACTTCGATGATCCCTTCGATGGCGCCGTCATGCACCTGGTACTGAAGCAAGGCCGGATCGGCCAGCAGCGGCGTGATGTTGTGCACCTCGCCAAAAACCAGTGGCAGCACGGCATCCTTGTTCGGCGTCGCGCCCCCCAGCTTGGCCTCGCTGACAGGCGTATTCAGGCGTTGCAGCTTGTCGCGCAGTTTCAGGGCCAGCTTGTCGCGGCCTTTCGGCGCGATGTCGGCCACCACGCCATTGAAGATCATGCGAAAGTCGCTGCGGCGCCAGCGCGGATCGCCGATCCAGGCACGAATCGGACGGTTCATCCACACGTCATCGAGCCAGGCATCACGGATGCCGGACGGATTGTGGATCTCGATGTCGCCCGCCGACAGACTGGCCTCGCCGCCCAGCGACAGCTGTTCGGTGAACTGCATGCCCGTCGAGACGATGGACTGGTAGGCCAGGTTAGGCGGCGTGTCATCGGGGGCCGTGACATAGGCGCCCGTGCTGAGGAAGCGCGTGCTTTCCTGGCCAGCGCTACGCACGGCCACCTCTATCAGCACCAGACGCCGCGCCGAGGCGTTGCGCAGCCACGCGGTGAACTGCGCGTCGCTCATGGACCCATTCAAGGTTTCGTTCATACTATGCTCGCTTTCGATTGACTGGCCCAAACCGAGGCGCGGGCCGCTTCCGACGCGCCGGCCGACACCTTGTCGGCGGCGCGTTCATTGGCGTCGTAATTGCTGCTGATGATGGCGCCCGTCTGCTGGTCCTGATCGGCGCGCAGCTGGCGCACTTCCTCGCGCAAGCCCTTGATCTCTGCCACCAGCGCTTCGTTGACGCCATCGCCGGCACTGAAATAGCGCTGCATCGCTTGCGCCGCCGGCGCATCGACCATCACCTCGTCAACGGCGGCAAGCGGCATGCCGAAAGCGGATGCGAACTGCATCCCGCCTGTAATATCGACGTTGCCACCTGCCCGCAATGCAGCGCCCAGCGCATCGACCGCTTCCTGGATGCCCACCGCCGTCTTGTTTAGATTGATCAACTGCCCCACCTGCGTGTCGAGGGCCGTCAACTGCTTCTGCGCATCGCTCATCTGCGTGCCGGCAATCGCCGCCAGCGCCGCCAGGTCAGCCTGCACCCGCGCCGCATCGGCCGCATAGGCGTCGCTCGACGATTTGACTACCTGATTCGCCGTCAGGTACGCCGTGGCCGCCGCCGTCAGCGCCGATTGCGCCGCCGCATCGCCCGTCTTCGCCTTGGCCAGCGTTTCCTCATATTGGCGCTGCGCCTCAGCCATTTTCTGCATCGGCGTCAGGGTCGACAAGCTGCCCAGGAGCAGGGAATCCTTGAAAGAGCGGATGCCATCGCCGAAGGTTTTCAGGCGGTCGATGGTGGATTTGAGGGCGGAGGATTCCGTCTCGTAGGCGCTGGCGATGTCTTGCCGCGCCTGCAGCTGGTCATATAGCGCCCGGTTGGAAGCATCGACCGAAGTACGCTCGCGGGCACGCAATTGCGCCGACGTCATCGTCATCTGGTCAAGTTTTTCCTGGATGCTCTTACGCTCGTCGGCGATACCCTGCTCCGATTTGGTCAGGTCTTCCGTCGCCGCATGCGTCTTCGCAAACGCATCGGCCAGCGCCATCAGGCCCGCATACTGCTCGGCGCCCGTCTTGGTGGCCAAGGCGCCGGAATTGGCCAGTTGCAATACCGTGTCCTTGAATTGCGCGCGCGTGGTCACGCTGGCATAGCCCAGGGCTGCCATCTGTTCCGTCACGTGTTTTTGCACGGGCGCCAGGCGCTCGGCTTCGGTCAGGTAGTTTTCGGCAAAGAACGCAGTCCGATTGCCCAGTGCTTCAACGCCGCCGGCGGCCTTGACCAATTGCTCGCGTGCCGCCAGGGATGCCACGCCGACGGCGCCAAATGCCTGCTGCGAAGTGCTGCCCAAGGTTGCCAGCACGGCGTCAACAGTGGCGTAACTACCCGCCAGGCGCTGCAGCGCAGCGCTCGCCGACTCGCCTTTCAATTTGAGCTGCGACAAGGAAGGAACCAATTCCATGGCCATGGCATCGCCGACGCCGGTAAAGAAGTCGGCAATGGCTTTCTGATTGGCCGCATCGTCCTTGGTCATGACAATATTGAGCGACTGCGTGCGCTTGGCCAGGCCATCCGTATTCACGCCCAGTGTGTTGGCGAACGTGCCCGTCACCGCCTTCATCTGCGCGTACGTATCGCCTAACGATGCGGCCAGCTCGGCATCGACTTCAGAATGGTCGGTACCCTTTTTATTCTTGCGGAAAAGACCGCCTTTCTGGGTCCAGTTCGAATAACTCTCGCCCGTAAAGCCATCGACACCGAGACTGCCGGAAATACCTGCGCTGCTGACCTTTTTCTCGCCCATGCCGAACAGGCGGTTCGCGGCGCCTCCCAGCAAGCCGCCGACCAGGGCTCCCATCGCCGTGCCTACCAAAGGAAAGACCACAGTTCCTAGCCCTGCGCCAATGGCCGTACCGGCATTGACAACGCCGTTGCGACCATATTCACCCGAAATCATCTTGCCGCCGTACACGCCACCCATGACGCCGGCGGCAACGCTTGCCGCCGCGCCTACACCGGTGGCGAACGAACCATTGGCACTGACAAACGGAGAATAGGGGGAACCTTGCAGCATGTTGATTCCACGCTGCACCCCATCGGCCACCGAGTTACCGATGCCGGACAGGCCGGTCGATAACGATTCGTAAATGCCCTTCGCCGAGCTCATGAGCGCCTGGATACCCCCGCCATTGGCCAAACTGCCCTGCGCCTGCGCCGCACCCGGATTCAGGAACGATGCAAAGCCGGCCGCAATGGGAGACATGATCGGTTGCAGCACGAGGTTGTTGAACATGCTCTTCAACTTGTCCTTGAACATCGTCGCCAGGTTCTTGCCGCCTTCGAAGCCGTTCATGAAGGCGTCAGTCAGCGATTTTTCGATGTCCTTGGCGCTGGCGGCCCATTCATCCGAGGCCTTCTTGGCCGCAGCGGCAGACGCTTCCTTGGCGGCCAGTTCTTCCGTCGCCGTCATGCTGCGCTGCTTGGCATCGATCAAGGCATTCAAATACTCGATCTGCGCCGCATTTTCCTTGCCCACCGCCAGCGCGGCGCGCTGTTCCTTCAACAACGCCATTTCATTTTGCGCGATAGCGGTCTTGCTCATGCCATACACCGCTACCAGCTTTTCGCCAGCCTCCGCTTCCTTGACGGCATCGGCAACGGCCTGCGTCCGCGTATCGGACAGCGCTTTCGCCTCCGCCTGCGCCTGCTCCGCCACTGCCTTGGCTTGCTTGTCCACCTCGATCTCATCGAGGCGAGTTTGTATCACTTTGCGTGCAACCTCGAATCCCGCCTGTTGTGCTGCGGTCACCTTTTTCGTCCGATCCGCCAGGAGTTCCTTCAACCGATAATCGAACTGTTGCGCCTCGTTCATCTCGGCATAGCCGGCAACTTCGCGCTTCAGGTCGCGGGCCTTGCCGCGCATGTCATCCATCATGGCTTCGAAAGGCGTTGGCGGAGCGGGAAGTGATGGCGCGCCTGTACCAGTTCCGCTCGTCGGTTTACCCGACGCGCCTTGCTGCTCAAGCTGCTTGAGCTTGCCCTGCAGCGCATCGAATTCGGCTTGCAGCCTTGCCATGTTGCTGTCCCGCGCCGCCTTGTCCAGGGACTGATATTTTCCCGTGCGATTGCGCACCGCATCCATCTCCGTCGATATCTCTGCCATGCGCTCGCCAGCCGGGGTATCCAATCCTTTTTCCGACACGCCCAGCTTTGCCAGCTCATTGCGCTTTGCCAGCTGGACCATCTGCTTGTCGAGTTCAGCAATGATATCCTTGGTGCTTTTGCGCATGGGCTCTACGGCCTTCTCCGCATTGTCCTTCGATGAACTCCCCCACATATTCCAGGCAGTAACACCTAACCCTACGACAGTCACCAGCAAGCCAATATACCCACCCATGAATGCCAAGGCCCCTTTCAGTACCCCTGCAGCGACCGATGCGGCTCGCGTTGCTGCCGTTTGCGCCACCAATGCGGCGGAGTGAGCCTCGGAGGCAACAGTGGCACGGGCTTGGGCCGGTATCAGACCATTGGTGGTCAGCGCCAGCGCCACGTCGGCCTGGCTGGCGCGTATCGTCGCTTGCAATTCAGCTACCCGTGCAGCCGCCAGTGCCGAGGTGGCAGCGGTCGCCGTCACGTCGGCATTCGCCGCCGCCAGGGTGGATGCAAGCAAGGCCCGGTTGGCTGCGACCTTGCTGTAAGTAGCCACTACGACGCCGGCAGCCCAGGTGGCAAACTTCGCGGTGGTCAGCGTTTCCAGCACGCCAACGACAAGGGTCAGGTTATTCGACAAAAATTCGAGACCGCTCGTCATCAGGCGCACGGCGCCGCTCGACTCCGCCTGCCTCGCCGTGAATTCCATCACGTTATTGCTCAGAACGGTAAAGCTGCCGCCAATAGTTTCGAACTGCACGGCTTCCTTGCGCAACTCGCCCAGCGCGTTCGGTAGCGCGATGGCCATCACATCGGCGGTGATCAATCCTGCGCCGGCAAACCCGGCAAGCGCTTCTTTCGACACGCCCAGACCGGCGGCCATTGCCGCCATGACTTCAGGGGCGGCCTGGCTGATGGCGTTAAATTGCTGGCTGCTCAGGGCCCCATCGGCGAAGGCATCGGACAGCCCTTTGAAGGCGGTAGCGGAATCGGCCGCCGATGCGCCGCTGATCTTGACGCCCAGATTGAGGGCCTCGGTGATGCCGGCCACTTCGGCCTGGCTGATGCCCAATTTCTTGGTCGCATCGTTCATTTGGGTATACAGACCCGCCGTAGCGGCGAGATCCGTTTGTCCCGAGGCTGCAATACGCTTGACATTGTCGTACGCCTCGCCATATTCCTGTGTAGAGCTGGTCGACATGCGCAGTTGCGCTGTCAATTTCGTATATTCATCAGTTAATTTAACGATCTGGCCGATATTGTTGGAAATACCCAGGCTGGAGAGTATCTCCGTGTATTTTTTCGTGACATCTTCGAGTTTCAGAGTCGACTTGGCGGCCTTCTCGCTGGCCTCGCGCATGCGTTCCAGGTCATCTGCCGCGATGCGCACATTGAGCGTATCAATGCGTATCTGTAGTGTTGCAATATCAACGGTCATAATTTACCCATAAAAAAAGCCACCGAAGGGTGGCAATGCAAATCGAGGCCACCCTGGCGATGACAGTTATGTTTTTGGCGTCACCTCTGCTATAGATAGGCCGGGTAAAGGCCAGCCTAATGAGAACTGTTTTGATGAACCATGTAGGCCGCGTCAAGCTGATCGACCAGCTCTTCTTCCCATACCGCCAGGCGTATGCGGTGTCGCAACTGCCAAGCCAGGATATCGAGGCTGCTCAAGGGATTGACCGCCATGCCGTTTTGCCGCTTGCGGCTCATCTGCACGAAAAACTGCCACACGTGCGCCAGTTCAAACGGCAGTTGCGCGCAAACGGGAGCCTGCGGCTCCCGGTAGAGTGGATGACGCTTCGCGGCATCCAGGTGCTCGCCTTTCGCATTGCCATCAGCCGCCTTCGCCGAACGCTCAAACTGTTCGTCGGCAAAGAGCAGCAAGGCGGCGGCTAGACCGTCAAAAAATTGCCTTCCGCCTCAAGCGCAGCCAGCACTTTTTCCTGCCAGGACGGCATTTTTTCAAAAATCGCCTTCAGCAAAGCCGGGGACGGTTGTACCGGCACGCCCTTGTCGACGAAACCAGGCATGCCCACCACCACCGCGATGGCGATCTTCATGCTGCGGTTTTCCGCCAGGTCATACAGTTCCGCAGCGCCTTCGTCGGTCTTCGCGTCGATCTGCTTGCTTTTTTGCACCGAGCGCTTGATCGCCACCACCGACGTTTCGCGGATCACGGCACGGTATTGGTCGGAATTTTTGCTGACGATTTCAAAGCCCGCCTTGTGCGCACCGTCTTCGTCGAACAAGACCGACACCAGGTGCACCTGGTCCACGGGCTTGTTACCGTCATTCAGCAGGGAGATATCAAAACCAGCCGAGGCGATCATTTGTGCGTTGTTCATGTGTATTTTCTTTCTTGATTAAGGTAAAAATAAAAAGGCCGCCCTCACGGCGGCCCCGGGTCAAGCGTCAGCCGCTTACAGCGCGCTGTCCTGGATGGTCAGGGTGGTCGCTTCATGCTGCGCATCGGCGCCCTTGTAGCGCAGGACGTCGAAGGCGCAGGTGACGATTTTGTTTTTCTCGCCGTCGTCGATCTTGGCCGACGTGATCTTGATGCGGCCCATGGCCAGTGCCAGCACGTCGGCGGTTGGCGCCGTGCCCGACGCCATGGCGTAGGCCAGCGGGATTTCCGTCTCGGACTTGAAGTAGTCGAGATAGGTGGCGTCCTGCAGCAGCACCGTGAACTGGCCCGAGCCCATGACCTTGCCGCGCGAGGCGGCCGTGGCGTACTTCGAGCCGATCACCGGGTCGACCTTGACCTGGCCGTCGAGCGAGACAGACATGCCGGTGCAGATCTGCGACGGGATGCCGTTCACCGACAGCATCGCCGTGGCGCCCGAGAACTTGCCGGTGCCAGGCGCGGCCAGCGGCGTGGGGAAGTACGGCACGGCCGTGGTCGGGCCTTCCGCCTTGCCCATCAGGGTGAAGTCCAGGCTGGTGATGCCGTTCGGCTGCACGGCGATATCCATCTTGCTGACCAGCTGGTCGACGAAGCTGCGGTGCACGCCGATCTTCGGGTCCTGCACTTCGGCCGTGAACCAGTCGGTGGTGTGGCCGCTCAAAGGGGTGAAGCTGCGCTTGCCCACCGCCGCCACGCCGACCGAGTCGCCGGCCGCCTTGACGATCATGGCCGAACCATCCATGAACTGGCCATTCAGGTTGGTCGCCGTCACCGACGTGACGAAGAAGTTCTTCGCGTTGTTGGCGGCCGCCGGCGCCGTCATGCCGGTGATGCGCACCACGCTGCCGGCGCGGAAACCCTCGGCCAGCCAGGAACCGGCGCTGCGCGTCAGGCCGGAGGCGGCGGCAGCGATGGTGGTTTGCGCGGCAGCGACGCCGCCGGCCGTGAAGTCGCGGCGCAGCAGCGCCGCCATCAGCGGCGCATAGGTGCCGCACGCCGCTTCGGCCTTGATGGCGCCCGTCGTGCGGAAATTGCCCAGGCGGGTATCGCCCTGCTGCTGGCTGGCGTCGATTTCGGCGCTCGCATATTTGTCCGCTTCCGTGTCGAAGGTGGCCGTGACGCGGGGATAAATCTGGCCGCCGCCTGCGGCGGCCTTGCTGCCTTCGGCGCTTTGTTTGCTGATAACGATCAAGCTGTCGATGCCGTTTGCTGTCGATGCCATAAGTAATACCTTTCGTGGGATGAAAAAAAGACCACAGGTGTGGTCTTGAGGGGAGAACAGTCAACAATCGGGAAAATAAAAAGCCCGCGCGCGGTGAGGCGGCGGGCTGGCGTCCGGATGGCGCGGGGCCGTGCCGGACGAAAGATGGGCGAAGGAGCCATGAAGGCCGTTCGCTGCGCTGAATTCCCCTATCGGTGTCGCGCCGAAAGCGCGTCTATTACGAGTGGAGAAGCATGTGGTCCTGCGGTGTTGCTGTTGCTGCGTGATCGAGACTCTATTGTAGGGGCGTTTTTTGCATCACCAGGCATATTGCAGAATTTTTTCAGTGACCCAGGCGGCGCATGGCGCGGGCCCCGTGCGACTGGAAGATGCCTTCCAGCTCGCTGACCATATCCTTGATGCGTTCGAGCTCAAAGCCGCCGGAGCAGCTGATGGCCGCTTCACCGGCACCGTGGCACGCCTTGCAGACGACGGGCGCGCCGGCCTGCATGGCGGCGACGACGCCCGTACCGTGGCAAACCTTGCATTTGCTGTCGAGCCAATGCGCGAGCGACGCTTCGGCCACGCGGCGGTACAAGGTATTGGCGGCCTGCGCATCCCAGGCCGTCTGCGCCTTGACCCAGCGCCGCGCGCGGCCCTTCTGCGTCACGGCCGCCGTCCAGGCGCGCAGCAGCTGCGCCAGGTTGCCGGCATTGCCCTCGAACAGGCGGCTGACGGTGCCGTCCGCGTATTTGACGCGGCACAGCAAGGCGCCCATGTCGCCGGCCAGCGCCGCGGCCGCGATCACGTCCAGGTCGTGGTGGACGGCATCGTCGCGCAGGTTCTGCGACGACAGCGATGCGATGAATTTTTCTGCAAACCCCATGATTTTCTCCTCGTTGATTCTTGTCTTAGTTTTCCCGCGCCGGCCCGAACAGGGCCGCCACCAGCGGATCGCGGCGCGCCGCACCGCGTGGCCAGCTGGCCGTGCGGCGCACCTGCGGCGGCAGTTCGGCCCAGCCGTCGACCTCGTCTTCCTGCTCGCCCAGCGCGTACAGGGCGGGCCGCTGGCGTCCCGGCTCCGTGCAATGGCGCTGCGCCAGGTGGATCTGCCCCATGCCGCACATGTGGCGCAAATAGCGGCTCATGGTGCCCGCGTCGAGTCCCAGCAAGGCGGACAACTGCGCCGCGCTGGCCTGGCCCTGCTCGCGGATGTACTGCGCGATGCGGGCGACATGCAGCTGCGACTTCTTGCTGCGTCCCTGTAACTGGCGCCCCTGCCGCGGCGCCGCCCTGCTTTCAACCGACTGACTGCTGTTCAACAT